ATTAGCCAAACGCAGAGCAACAAACACAGGGTCATAGCCAGTGCGACCACCTTGACCGTCACCACCAGCGGTAAGACCGGCGGCTTCTTTCATGTAGGCGTCATACTGGTCAACGCTTTCAAACATCTTCAGTTCTTTTTCGCCTTGACGACCTTTGTAGTAGGTAGCCAATTGCTCGCGCACAGCACGGTTGACATCGCCGCGAACGGTTTTGGCAATCTTGATGACGGGGGCAGCTTGCACAGCGGAAACTTTGGCTTCCAGAGCAGCGATTTTTTCCTGCATTTCGGCCTTGATGGCGTCAACGGCAGCGGGGATTTTTGCTTCAACAGCAGAGACAGCTTCAGCCTGCTTGGCTTCAATAGCGTCCAGTTTTTCAATAATAGCTTGGGACATGATTAACCTTTCAGTCGTTTTTCAAGAGTTTTTAGAAGTTCGCGCTGCTCTAAGGCTTTGAGAATTTCCACATTGGTTGCCTCCGCATCAGAATCACTCTGAATCGGTGCAGTCTCATTGGGCAAAGAAACGGCATCACGCTGTTCCAATACCTTTTTGAAAGTAGATGCAGCGGCAACCGCATCACTCTTGGAAAGTCCAACATCACGCAGGGCTTGTTCCAAAATTTTCAGATCGGCAGAGCCATCAGGCCGGAAGTATTCCAAGCGGCTGACGTTTGCTTCTGGGTTGTTGGGGTACATCACAATGGAGACTTCACGCAAGCCGCCTTTAGTGATTTGGAAATACGCTTCTTCGCTTTGATCTGGCTCATTGTTGGCGTTTACCATTTGGTATTCATCAGCATAAGCCGCCACAGAAACGCCGCCAAACATATTGGGGGATTCCTGCATCACGGTGTAGATGTCTTTGCCAGCGGTGGTGTTTGTGAAGATTCGCCCTTGAGCAACCATGCCCTCTTTGGTGAACTCAACGGAATTCCATTCTCCAACCGGGACGGCATCTGCGTTGTGGTTAACGAACATTGGCATGGGTTTGCCGTCAGCAGCAAAGGCTTCTGCCCAGTCCATAAAACCTTCTGGCTGGTAGTTAAACCGGCGTCCATCTGCGCCTTCACGCGCGCCCCATGTAGTAATAGTGGCTTCAATTTTTCCGCTTTTCCCTTGCGCCTCCGTCATCAGACGGGCTTCGCAAATCAAGGTCAAGGTCTTTTTCATGGATTACCTCGGTAGGTGTTCGGTCAATATCGTATATTGTTTTACGCTTGCTGTGAAGCGACTTTTTTGTGATATTGCTTAATCGTACCACTTTTTGAAAATGGTCGGATAGCATTATTTGCCAATGTTCATTTTTCGGGTCTGATTTCCACCGCCGCCGCCAGTATCTTGCGGGCTTGTGCCGGGAATTGTAGCGGCTGCTTTTGGTTCTGGCAATTCATCGCCGCCTTCAATGTTTGGCATTCCAAGATGCTGCCGTGCCTCATTGGGCGTCATAAATCCAGCACCAACACCGGCGACAGCGTAATTCATTTGGTCAAGCGGTGCGCCCTTCAAAAAGTCTGCGGTGTCAAACTCAATGTGCAAATTGGGGTAGCCTTTAAACAAATTCTGCTTCAGTTTTTGCTGGATGTTGACCAATGTGGGATACATCGTCGATTTATAAAACTCGTCTAGCACCGTTTGCGTGTTGTTGTACTTGCCTTCGCCAATGCCAATCATTTGATGGGGAACACCAAACAAAGTGCAGATGCGCTTCATGGTTTGCTCTTTAAGCGCGGCAGCATCCGTGTCTTGCAGGGTAAGCATTTTCAAAGGCTCATATTTCATGCCTTGGTCTAACAACATACCTTGACCGGGCTTGCTTGGGTCAGACTGGCGGCTTCCCACCATAGATGACCATGCTTCTTTCAATCGAGCGGCAATTTCTTTGTATTTGCCATCAGGAATCACGTTTTCAGTCGTGAACATACCACTTGGCTTTGCGCCGTTTTGCATGACGTAGTTGGCGTACAGGTCAATATCTTGGTCAAGCGACACAAGTTCAGCCGCCAGCAATCCCTTGTTAAAGCCTGCCGAACCTTGCCATCCCATTTCTTTAACGTGCATCACTTGATGCGCGGCAAGGGGTTCATCACGGTTAAAACCGTAGCTAGGTGTGGACAAGCGATAGGAAGGGTAGCGCGTAGGCGTAATGGTGACGGCAATCAAAGTGCTGTCCAGCAAATACATTTCTAGCGGGGTTTCCGTAGGGGAGGCTTGGTCTTTCCTCCACCAAAGGGTAAATGCTTCTCCGCTGAGTTCGTACCACATCATCCACTGATACCAAAACTCGTAGGTGGTCTGGAAGTTGTTTGGCTGGCTTAACAGGTTGATTACTTGCTTTGCTTTGGCTTTATCCCGCGCTCCAACATCAGCAGATTTAATGGCGTCAACAAACGTGCCGTCATCTGCTTGGCTCATCACCCGAATGGGCAATTGGCTCAATGCACGGGCTTTTGCAGCCACGCAAGACATGATTGTGGAGTTTCGGCTTAACAGGCTAATGTCTACTGGACGGCCTGCGCTGTTGGTCGTGCCTGTGGTGACATACAGAATCTGCGTATTAACCGTTGGACGGGTGTTGGAACCCGTGTAAACAATGTTATTACCTAGCGCAGTTTGGCCAAAAAGCGCGTTGCTTTCTTTGTTTTCGCTTGATTTTGGTTTGAAAATGTCAAATAAAGCCATGATTTTTCCTAGAAAGTGCGGAAACCGAACCCACCCATTGTAGCGTTGTCAAGTGAACAGTGCATAGCAATGATTAAACTGATGATGCCATCAACTTTTGCCGATTTGTCTGCTTCATTCTTACGAACTTTTACGTTTCCGTTTACATCTTCGTAAACTTCGCAGTTTCCAAGCTGCCAGCCAAGAAATGGATTGCCGTCATGCTTTACGCTGTAATTGAGTAGTAATTTTTCAACGTGCTTGCTTGGGTTGCTTAAAACTGCCATACCTTGCCCCACCTTTTTGACTGGCAAACCCGCATCATTTAATCGAGCAACCAAGCTAGCGGCATTGTAGGCATCAAAGCCAATTTCCTTAATGTCGTAGGTTTGAGCCTGCTTAATAATGTAATCGCTAATCTCGCGGTCGTCCATTACATTGCCTTGGGTTACTTGCAAAATGCCAGAGCGCCGGGCAACTTCAAAGATGTCACTATAGTGTTTTGGTATTAAATCGTACCCGTCTTGCGGCAAAAAGAACTTAAATTCCGCTTCGTAGTCATCATCCGCAAAGCGTTTCAAGGTGCAAATTGCGTTCAAATCTCGCGTTGCCGCCAAGTCAAAGCCCATAAAAACTGCTTCAGGTTCCCGCTTTTCACCCAGTTTGCACTTGTCATCATCCCAATATGCGCGGTCAATCCATGCAGAATTTGCGCTTACATATAGGTTTAGAGTCTTGCAAAGGAACTCATTTAGCGCTGCTGGCTTATGCTTGGCTTCCTCCGCACGTTGGGCAATAGCATCTTCAAACACTGATACGCCGTGCATAGGGTTGGCCTTTGCCCATGTTTTAGGGTCGCGCCAATCATCGCCAGGGTCTAGGCTGTACAGCAAACCAAACCAATGCGGGTTATCCGTAGCCTCACCTGTCAACATGGTTTGAAGCATGGTCATATCTTCGTAGAACTTGGTTTCCTTGGTAAAGCTGGCGGTGGTGATGTACACCCGCAAAGGATTTTGCCGAGCAACCATACCTGAATGCAGCACTTCAATTGAGTTGCGGTCTACGATTTGGGCGGCTTCATCAATGATGGCGCAGGAAGGGTTTAGACCGTCACCCGTCTTTTTGGCGTCACGGCTCAATGCCTTAAACATTGATTGCGCATCTCCAGTTTTTATGATCTGGTGGCGACCAGCGGTATACAGCGCAGCAATGTCTGGCGGCATGGCATCAATGAAGCCTGTGGCAGCAGTAAACACAATTCCCGCTTGGTCGCGTGTGGTAGCCAGCGAGTAGACTTCAGCGCCAGCCTCACCAAAGGCTAGTTCATAAAGGGCAATTGCCGCCGTGAGCGTAGACTTCCCAGCCTTGCGGGGAATGTAAATGATGACATCCGTCACCATCCGTTTGCTTAAATCTTTCTTACTGCGGAACCCGTAGACGGCGCAAATAATGAAAATTTGAAACGGCTCAAGGACTAAGGGTTTTCCCGCATCTGGGCCTTTTGTGTGCTTGAGGGTTCCAATGAAATTTAGAACGTGCTGTGCATATTTGGCATGGAACTCATACGCCCAGGCGCGATCTTCCAATTGGTTTAGGAACCGCTGACAGGCAAGACGAACATTTCGGCAAACCAAAATCTCGCCGCGAACTACTTGCACGGCGTAAAAAATACCATCTTCGTAATTCATGGGCCAGCCAGCAGATCAGCGTATTTGCCGCCTTCAACTTTGTTTGTTGCCAATCGGCTTTTAGGGGTTAACCCTAATTCGTTCATCAAAACGATTGCACGGGCAAGTGCTTTGTCACCAACGGTGATATACGGGTTGGGGCCAGTATTAACGCCACCATTGAAGGTGATAACAATTCCACCCTCTTTAATCCCTTGGCAACACTGGACGTAAATGTCCAATTGCATGGCAAGTGCCGCAAGGATGTGCTTATCCTGATTTGAGCCAATGCCGTAAGTGTCCCAC